ACTGTCTTAGCCAAGCTAGAAATGTCAGAGTTTTGCTCAACATTCTGCAAGCTTGATTGGCTGTTTTGCAAAGCCAAGCTAGAGATATCACTTTCGATTGTCGCTCTACTTATTAAGACGTTGTTCTTGGAGTCTGTAATTTCAAACTCACCTACGTCCTCAGACCTAATGCGGATATTGTCCGCATTAAGCGATAGTTTTTCTGTACGGAATATTTTTCCCATATTACCATGTATATACACATAGTTTCCCTGTTTTTAGGGATTTTTTAAAAAAATTAACTATTCCAATAACTCATAAAAATCTTTTTAAGAGGATGCGGATAAGCCATAAAATGCAATATAAATGTATCATCATCAACTAATCTAGGGTCGGTATTAAATTTATTCATTGGAAAAATTTTCGTATTATGTCCGAACCCATCTACCCTTTTCAAGATACCGCATAAAACATTTTGATCTCCGCCTCCTGTATACAATCCAGATTTATCACACTCATGAGTCATCCATTGTTTAATGATATTTTTTGAATACTGATGATTGCGGAACATTAAGACTCCACTATTAAGCATTGAGCCTTTTATTCCCACATCTCTGCATGCAATAACCTTTTTCATTGGAACACACCGAGCGAGAATAGTTTCAAATTTTTTCTCAGGATTAAATATAATCGTATCGGCATCCATCCATATGATAACATCATGATCATCGATATGATTCATAATTGCTCGAGGTTTTGACCAATTAGGATGAGTATTACTATCTAATGTTTCGCGATAAACATGAAATGTATAACCCTGTTTTTCAGCGTATTGCTTGATGCTAATTTCTGCATGCGCTCCAAAATCGGCAATTTCAGAAGTGTATAAAGTTACTATGCCAATTTTTTTTCCAGCATTATAGCAAGAATATTTTTCCTTGGGCGGCTTTGTGATTTTAACAGTTTCCGAGACGAACCCAATCCAGTCATGTAAGTTTTTATATCTACCGATTATTTTGCCGTCAATAAAATCTACCCATTTATCTTTTAGATGTAGGAATTGTTTTTGTTTTGATTTTAGATTTAAAACAGTAGTGTTTTGATCGTTGATATGTTTTATGTATTCCTTGCGCACGTCATTTATGTGAATGCCCATTAAATGCGCGGAAAAGGAATGATGGTTTTTAATTAACAGGGGCGCACATAATTCTGATTGAGGGTAAAGGTGGTAAGTTTTTTCCGTTAACTTAAGTTGTTCAATAAAATTTATAAAAAACTTTTGGTCACCCCTGCGCTTATTGGTGAACTGAGATTGCATTTTCCATAACACACCCAACATGTCTTTAACATATTTTGTATTTTTAAAAATCATAAATCCATTATTTAGTTTCCACCCACCCATGTCATCCGTAGCAATAAAATGCTTGTCTTTATATGGTTCAATAATATCTTCTAGCTTTCGATTAATATCCAATATAGCTATATCGCTATCCAGCCACACAACATAATCATAGTCTTTAATATGATTGAGTAAAACTTTGGGCTTGCACCAGTTACCGCGCAATCCCTCCTTTAATGTTTTGTTGTATGAAAATAAATCATAACCATGTAAATCACAATACATTCTAAAATTTTCAACAGCTTCTTTTGAAAAATCTGCTATTTCTGGAGTGTATAATGTTGTGACTGCTATTTTCATATCTTGTATTCTAGGTTTTTTTGATGTATCAATAAAAAGTCTGATTTATATTTAGAGTTTAAAAAATATTTGTTCATATTATTTCCAGCATCAATTGAAAATTTGTTTTCAGTTATATCTATATTTCCACTTCTAAAGGTATTGCTTACTAAGTGGCTTACGGTCAAATTATCACTAACCCCAACCTTTAGTCCATTTTCTTTTGCGATAATGCCAGAGTAAAAATCTAAACCCCAACCTAAATGTAACTCCTCAGGAAATTGAACAATAATCTCAGCTAAATCTCGACGCATAATTGGAAACATCCAGTCAATAAAATCAACATTCCTAATAGACTTAGTATACCAGTTCCACATTTGGGGCCAACTACATTTCTTAATAGTAGAATTAATTACGGATGGAGAATATAAAGCAATATCGTGATCGATCATTTCTTGAATCGCATTGTCAAAAAAATGCTTGCCATAAAAAATTATATCATTATTAATAATCGCAAAGTATTCATTGTCGCTTTCCAAAAACTTTTTCAGTAAAATATTTACTCCGCCACCAAAAAATAAATTATCAGATAAAGGTAGAGTTGTGTTGTTAGCTTTATTTTTACTAGATCCATTATCTAATATTTCAATATCTATAATGCATTCTTTTTGTTCCGCAGTTAATTCATTGTATATATTATCTGTTAATTCAGGCTGGTTATAATTTAATGTCGTAGCATATAGTTTATGTTTTAATTTTGGCAAAAAAGTAGAGAAAACTTTATTTCTATGCTCTATAAGTTCGCGGCGTTCTTTTTCTACTAAATCAATATCTGGATTACCATCTATTTCTAAACCTTCAGAGTATTCTAATGGAGAGTATAATTTGCAGTACTTATTGTAATCTCGATCTGGCCATATAAGCTGGCAGCAAAAACTAAATGCTTGATTTAAGACTCCTGTAGTGCTATCTTTTTTGTAATCTTTATTATGTAAGTTTGGAACATAAACATAATGTGTTTTTTTCAAGATTTCATGAAACTCTTTTTGATTGCAATTTTGCATAATTTTAATATCATCAGAATGCAAAATTTGGACTGAAGATAGATTTTTATGAATCCAGTAAATTTTAATATTGTCGGACAAAGACTTAAGTCTCGAAATCTCAAGTGGAGTATTAATGTTTACAGGATTCGCGCACATAACTACATTAATGGAAGTTTCTTGAGATAAAATTTTTATTTTTTCTTGCTTTGACATAACCTCTGCGCAAGGATATGCATATGACTTCTTTTCAGAAAAATACCTAATATCTACATGATTGGATAAATGATTCCTGAATCCTCGAGTATGATCTATAAATACAATTTGTTTATCTAAAGGATCTTCGGTGGTCGTATTATTTAATATTTTATGAAAAGAATGAACTGCATGATTTTCAGGAAGTTTTATATTAAAAACCTTAAGGTAATCAAGGTTATCAGTCGGAAGAAAAACAATATCATACGGTTTGTTTTTTTCATAAAAAAATTGTTTTTTATCATTAATTTTTATATGCTGAATGTAATTTACAGTATCAGGAAAATGAGATTTATAAAAAGACCGATGGTCAAATAAATCGGTACAAAGCTCTAAAATATCAACTTTTATTTTTTGAGATCGACAGAAATCAATAATATGTATATAGCATTCGTAATGCCAAGATCTATCATTTAGTATTAGAGCTCGCATCAAAATATACTTTCTTTAATTCTTCTGTATATACATTTCTATCAAAATTAATATACGCAGGAGGATTGGATTTATAATGTTCTATATTTTTGCCATATATTTCTTCTGATACAGCAAATTTATCGTTTTTTATTTTTTTGATTTTTAGTCCGCCACCTTGGGACTCTATAAGTTTCTGCAGCTCGTAATCGGCATATTGCTCTTTGTAGCTAAAGAATCTATCGTCTTCTTGAATATTAGATAATTGGAAATGAAGAGCTTCAATCAAGGCAAGGGTTTTTGGAGAGTATTTAATATAGATATATACTGAAGATAGAGAACTTTCTATATTGCAGCCCCAAGCATTGTAATTATGTTCGCATAATGCGATATCTGTGTCGGCATCAATATATTGCTGTATTGTTTGTTTTTTATTAACAGAATACAGATTAGAAGTCGCAGCAAGTACATTGCGTCTTGATTTTAGTTGATGCAAAATTGTTGCCCATTTATTTTGTATACTTAAGCTTCTGTCTATTGACATAAAACTTGCAGAGATAGCATTTTGCATGTTTAACTTGTTATTTATTTTTGAATTTAAAAACTTATTTTTGATTTCTGTTTTTAAGTTTGACTTGTAGTCTTGCCACCATTTTATTAATGCCTCATTATATTCTTGTAGTTTTTTTGGTTCTTCAAGTAAAGACTCCATATCATCACTTATACCAAGCCAGTCGTCAGGAGTTTGCAGAATTGGGTGATTGGGAAAAAATTTATCGAAATAGGCGAAATCATCTTTTTCGACAATAGGTATAGATCCAGCTTCTAATGCTTCATATAACCTAAAACAATCCTTTAAACCTCTCGCGCCGCCCCAACCGCTAGGGCAAGGAACAAAAATGCTATCAGATAGTATTTCTTTATATTTTTTGACCTCTATTTGGTTCTGGTCGTTCCAGCGTTCAGTGATATGTATAAAATGTTCGCCGCGAACTTGTTTGAGTTCCGCAAGCATATTTTCACGCGTTGGCTTTCCTTTTACTTGTCCCAAAAAAGACCATACATATGGTTTGTCAAAAATTGTTTTCATCCTTCAAATTTATAATTAAAATACTCTATATCTTCCTTAAGATGTTCATAGACAATATCACGAGAAATGCTGTCATAGTGATCAATATAGTCCGATTGGTTGTCTCCCTTATTTATATGAGGTAGTTTTATGTCTTGCGATAATCTATAGCAAACATAATCCCAGTCAGCCTCAATATCTTCAAACCTTCCAATAAAGTCTACGCCCTCTTTATTGTTTAATAAAATATATTTAAGTGGAGACAAGAATTCTTTCCAGAATTTAGGATTAATTAATTTCACCCAATCTGTAAAACTGTGATCAAACTTATCTCTTTCTTTTCTATATCTATAAAATGAATAAGCTGAATCCCATGGGTTTCTAACAAAAGAGAATTTGAAATAATTAGTAAAGTTGATGTGATCTTTCCATTGGGCAATAGTGTAATGCTTATCTTTTCCAATCTCGCTGCCTTCGGGCAAGCCTAAGCTTGCGTAATTCGGATCATCGCTTTCCCAGTTTGGTCGACCCATTAAAGCGGTTTCAATGCTTTCGCCAGCAGTTTTGGGTACATGTATAAATATGCATTTGTGTTCGTGGCTAATCATGGAATCCTAGCTTGTAGCCTAATGGTATTTGCGTGACATTTTTCATATGAGATACAGACTCATTGTAAGTTGTGCGAAATGTGTTGCGAAAATTTTCATAATGATCAGTCCGTGCATGAGTGTATTCATCGCCTAAATGAACAATGGAGACATTATTTTGCTTGGCAGCTTTATCGAGGTAAAGATATAAAGTGTCTTGGTCGCCACCTTTTTTGCTGGCTGGCCAAATATCAGTATATACAATAATGGAATCATCAGATACAACCTTAAATTCTGTGTCGATAATTTCTTCTAAATCAAGCTCTGAAAAAATTTCTCTAATCCAATCTGTTTCATAGGTTTCTTTGTTGTCGTTTGGGTTGACTTGCCAAATTAGTTTTATTTTTTTTGATTTTTGCTTGTAGTTTTCATTGTATTTCCGATCATTAGCATTCCAATGTTGCACTGATTGACTATTATAAAACTCGGCTTTTTGGTTTTTAAATTCTGTATCTAAATCTTTAGTTTTGCCATTTAAATAAATAAAAGTTTCAGGATCGTGTTTAAATAAAATTTTATCAAACAAACCACCCTCTATAAAGCTTTCAATCTCAGGAGAGTGATTAATTTTATATATTGCATCATTCCAAAATTTAGAATTAGGCTTTCTCTGGACTTTGTAACCGCACAAACTTTCAGAAACTGAGTGCATGTAAGAGATTGCTCCGCACTCAAAAATACCTCTACCTGCCTCTAGCGATTGCAAATATTTGTTGATTGCATTTTTATGGATATAGTAATTTGCAACTCCACAGACGAAATCTTGACTAAAGTCAACTCGGCCACACATTGGTAGTACGCATTTGGTTCCTTGTTTGATAATTTTAGACATTGGTATGTTCACATATCTATCGATGTCTATATATAGACCTCCTTCGTTGCATATTTTAAGGAGTCTCCATAAATCTGTTTTTTGAACAATTTTTTTATCTTTAATTAAATTATAATGTTTGGGTGAAACATTTTTTTTAATATAATTATCTACTTCTTCATCATTGCTGATTTCAATTTTCCAGTCTGGATTTATTTTTTCGAAATTTTTTAAGCCATTTAAAATTAATGGACTGTTTGAGGATAAAATGTCTTTATTTTTCCAAGATACATGTAATACTTTGGGTATACTTTCATGTCCATTTGATAAGATTGCATTTTTTAATTCATTTAAGTTAATTTTGTTTCCATTTTGATAAATTTTATTTTGAGTATTTTCATTTATGTCGGTAATATAATTAATCGGCCTACCTTGACTTAAAAGATAATCCCAATACTTATATCTTCCATTATCTTGGCTGACATTACATGGGGGAATTGGCTTGTTAGGGATAGATATCCATGCATTAGGTACATTATATGAATCCGCACATATTAAACCATGTAAAGAGCTTGATATAATATGTTGACAAGAAATAATTTCATCCATCACTTGTTGCCACGGTTGATCTGGTCTTATGATGTGAAATTGTTCATTTGATGCACATTCTTTTTCGAAGTAATCTATATTAGATATATGGGGAATAACACCAATTTTATGTTGAAGTGATTTATTTTTTTGAGGTTTATAAAACAAACTAACTAGCAGACCAGGATCGCCTATAAATGGTTTAGCTATTTGAATGCCTTGAGACTTGAGCCACTTTAGTGATAATGGACCTCTAACGCAATCAACATTAATATCAGACGAATGAATTTTTTGTGTATAGTGATGTAATCCAAGTCCGCATACTAAATCACCATCAGTAACAGAATTAGAGCCTAAATTAGATCCAATTAAATGTATTCCTTTTTTATGTAAATTGTTATACTCAATATTATGTGTGCTACCAAATAAATAATCCGCTAAAGGTTGATTGAGCATATCTCCAAAGTTTTTACCTTTGCCATGCCAGTACTTAATATTAATAGTTTTATATTTTTTAATAAATCTGTCTTTATTAAATCTAATGTCAGAATTTTTATCGGCTTCGATATTTCCATTAGCTTCATGAATTTGCCTAGCCATTAGCGGATTTAAATGAAGTATTCTATCTGGGGCTGAGAATAATTTATTTGTTGTTAGGAATTTTATAATGAAAACATCAAAAGCAGCATTAAAACCAAACTGGTCAACCCATTGGCAAAGTAAGGAGGCGGCTTGCTTGCTGACTATATATGAGGATGCGTTCATATGCCAGTAGTAGTCGTTTGGAGTAAAGAAGTCGTTCTTTTTTACCGTAAAAAAATGATTGTTTTTATATTCAAGTACATTATGATAATGCGTTTTATTCCAAGGTTGACAGCCACCCAGATAAGCGATCATGAAGTTTTTGGGTAAATCTTGACTAAATTTGTTATTCCATAATTCAAGAAAACCATCCTCGAAAACTACATCATCCTCTAGAATTAGATAGTTATTGCTATTTTTATCTTGAGTTAATTGCTTCCATAATCTGTAATGACTTAACGCGCATGCGATTTCTGATTTTGTGAGTTGGTAGTATTTTTCTGGAAATAGTTTTTTAATTTCTTCAGTTAATGTGAGATCTTTAGCATCTATAGCTGAAAACCTCTCTGCATAAAAAGGTAAAGTTTTATGTATATGGTCTAATCTATCCGTTCGGCGGTCTAAATTAATAAAAAAAGATTTTGATACTCTATTAATCATCATTTAAATATAAATTATATATTCCTGCATTTTTTTGATTATAAGGGCTAAAGGGAAGAAGAAACTCTCTTGATTCCCTTTGGTAATCTTGTTGGACAATCTGATGGTTTAATACTGCGCTCATGAGTTGATTGGCTCCCATTTTTACGTCAAACTCAGGGTAATAGTATCCATAACTTTCTAGTCTAGGAGAGTTATGAATTAAAGGAAGACCTAAGTATAATGTCTCAAAATGAGAATAATTCAATTCATTATTAATTTGGTGACTCACAACAATACTGCCAAATTTACTTAATGCATCCAAACTACCCCAGCGATTATTAAAAAATATAAAATCTTTTTTTTGCACTATTTTAAATTTTTTCATTAACGAGGAGAAATACTCTTTTTCTCTAATTCTATCGGTAGAGAATACATTGATCGCATTTAATTTATCGGGATGTAGTGAATCAAATCTTTCACATATTGCGACAGGAATAATACAGTTTTTTAGATGAGAAATATTTGGCTCAAAAACGCAGACAGATCGACTTTTTTCTGCGCTAAAAAATGGTGATAAATTTTTATTTTTTAATTCTTTTATTTTTTCTTGTACAAAATAAGGATCCCATATATAAGGTATTACTCTAACATCTTCATGATGGTAATAAGTTTTTATATATTCTTTGCCGTATTCATGATGGGGCGATATCCAGATTTGAGATAAATATTTTGGTGGAGTAATGGGTTGTTTTTTATAGTTTGATGGAGCTACTGTATAATGAATATCATCCATTAGTTTATTGCCGAAGTGAATTAATATAATTTTAATATTAGGATTTCTTTGCTTTAATTTATCATACATTTCTGGAAGAAGATCAAAACCAGCAATAATTAAAGCGTCCAATACTTCTCCATCCTCTGACATGAGGTCGTCGAGCATCATGCCTTGATGTTTTTTATTTAAAATGTAAGCTGGTTTTTTGTGGGTTATGTAATAACAATTATTTTCTGGTATTTGTTTCAATAGGCTATAAAGAAAGACAATGTTTTGTTGCATTCCATTTGCCCAGAATGCTATAGACATATCTAAAGTTATACCAATCTTCATTTATGAAAATAATTTTTTATATTCCGCTTTAACTGAAGGGTTGTGCCTCGAAAATTGATATTTTATTTTTTCTGCTCTAGATTTATATTCTTCTAAATTTTGATTATGATAAGTAAGAGCGTCAATTAATTGCTTTGCCCCTTTTTGGATGTCATAATCAGGATAATAATATCCCGCACCTTTCATGTACTCTGAATTATGAACTAATGGAATATTTAAATGAAGCGCTTCTAAGTGAGTATAATTTAAAGCGTTCATTAAATGATGAGATATAACTATATTAGCTTCTGATGAAAAGATGGTTGAAATTCTTTTTCTTGGAGAAAAGTCTACTTTTCCCACTTTTGGTAAATTCAAATTCCACATCCAAGAGCGAAAGTATTTCTTTTCTCGAATTGCGTCAGAACAATAAACTGTAAGCCTGTCAAATAAATCAATATTGGTACGCAATGCTTCTTCGGCTATTAAAATAGACGGCATGCAGTTTTTTGTCATGTTTAAGTTTGGCTCAACTATAGCTATATTCTTGGGTCTCTTGGGGTCATATTTACAGCTTTTGCCAGCTTTCGTCCATAACCTGTCATGCATATCAATATATTTTGGCTCCCAAATATAAGGCAGCACAAAAACTTTTTGAGTATTATAGTAAGCCTTGAAGTATGGTATCGCTATTTCATAGTGGGGCGATGTCCATATCTCATCAACTCTGTGACCAGAGATTGCAATATTGTCCCACTTGCATTGCTCTATATCAGCAAGCATTCTGTTGCCATAGTGAATATGTACATTTTTGGTGTCGGGATTTTTATCTTTAATTTTGTCAACCATCTGATTGTCTAATACATATCCTGTTTGGCAAATGTAACCGTAATCATAGTCGAGGATTTCTTTTTCTTCTATAATTAAAATGCCTGCAGGAGGGTCTACACATTTATCGATACTGTGATTTACTGCCATTATAGGGGTATGCCCGATATCTTGCAATAGTTCAGCTAAAAAAACAATATTTTGCTGTAGTCCGTTAGTGAACAGCCCTTTGTCGAAGCTTGCAGTTAATAGTACGTTCATTAGATTTAATTACACTAGATATTTAAAAGTTTTTAATATCTTCCTCTTCTTTTGATTTGATGAAATTTTCTTTTAATTGATCGAATATTTTTTTACTGGGAGATAGGTCAATATCTCGACCTTGATGTTCAATATTTTTTAATTCCGAAACTATTGTAAACATGTTTTCAATTAATTCTATAGGCTCAATATTACCATTTTCTGCCAAAGCGAAAACGTCTTCCGCTGAGATATTTAACTTTGGGCCCACTTCACCTTTAGAAAAGTGCTGAGCAAAAGCTTCTGCTGTATCTTTCTCTATGTTGTTTGCCATGTGTTTTTTTGATTCTTCTTGAATGCTATTTTTATAAGAAAGAAGGCCTTTGATGAATTCTTTTTGATGCTCGATTTTCATAATTAATTAAGATAAACTGGATTGAGATGTCAAACTGGATTGAGAAGAAGCAAAATTGACTTCTGGCTCTATAGCAATAATTTCCAAAAAGTAACCTGTATTTGGTATGTCATCTGTAAATATAAACGTAGCTCCGCTAGTCGTTGGTATGCCGCTAATCTGCGAACCCATAATATGATCTTCAGGATTGAAGCTAATGATATTAGCTGAGAGTATTGGTGTTATTTGTGGCTGGAATTCAGTAGACCAATCTACGTTCATATGGCATACACCTGACGCAATTCCCGAGCGAGTAACATAATAGTTGATAGAGGAAAGGCCATCAACCTCTTCGCCTAATTGTTCAATTTCATTTTCCAATTCTTGAGAAATCGGGTTTAAAGTAAATTCACTCGTAAATGCTTGCGTGGCATCACCAGTTCCGTATCCATTGACGGGCTCAAATCGATAAGCGAAATATCTACCGCTTTCATATTCACCCGTGAATCCAACCCCTGTAGCTTCATAGATTGCATTTTTTTTCATGCCAGTAGGTGCGAAAGAAGGATAAGTGCCTACAGCGGTCACTTCTTCAAAGTGATTTGCGTAATTTTCAAATATTCTTACTCCCGACAATTCCTCGCCAATAGAAACGGAGGTTTCAACTAAGGAAGGTTGGCGGTATACATTAACTGAATTAATTGAGACAGAGGGCTTTTGATTTTCAAGTGAGAAATAAATTAATCCATCTGCAGCATTAGAAGCTCCGCCTAAAGGAGATACTGTTAGTAGTTGATTGGCGCCAGATCCGCTAAAATTTAATTGATCAAATACTTGGGTGTTGTCGTTGCTATTAACCAGTTTTACTGAAGCTTGAACCTCTATGTCTCCCGATTGATAGGTGATTCCACTATATAACTCATAGGACATAGTGTCTTGCCCAGAAAATAGAACATCAATACCAGAGAAAGAATACTGAGGTTCTGAATCAAATTCTAAAGTAGTAACGCCATTAATGTAATCAAAAGATATACCAGATGTTATAAATTTAGGCTTGGAAGAAAAAGAAAATTTTTGAGCAGAATCCTCAAACGAATTACTGCCACTCTGATATAAATTTAAATTAAAATAAAAATTCTCATGATCTCCTGTTCTATTTTCAAAACTATTAAATAAAAATCCACTTGTTAGATCTTCTATTATGCCAGTGAAGTAAGAATCGTCACCAAAGGATTGGCTTGCGTCGGGGTCAATTGATAGCGTGAAGTAGCTACCAGATGTTGTAACATTATTATAATCCGCATAAACCGATAAGTAATTTGGAGTTTCATCGTTTTCTATTCTAAAGTTTTTGATTGAATTTTTGGGTATAAATTCTTCAGAACTTAAATAGATTAGTTGATCGCGCTCTAATAAATGCCCAGAACCAAACCAGTCATAAGGGCGGAGATGTAAAAAACCTGTCGAATCAAATGGAATTGTTGTTGAGAAATTTGCTGTACTCGCAGTTATTCCGCTATTATGGTATGTAGATAAGGTGTCGTCATCATATAATATATATTCTACACCCGTTGCTTTTGCGGAATATTTAGGTATGACTGTTACAGTCGCCGTACTGTTATCAAGATATGTGTTCTGAAGGGTTACGGAATTTATTGATATAGGGTCATTATTTAAATGTATATTTCCAGTAACGCCTGAACCGTAATAATCGTTAACCACTATTTGCGCCGTGTAGTTTCTAGAATCGTAAGAGTTTCTTGAGCTAAAAGTAAAAGAACTTAAATCAAAGGATTCCAGCTCTACAGAATCTTTTTTTGCTGTATATCTAGCGCCAGAAAAAAAAGGTTCTTCACCAAAGTATGATAGCGTTGCGTCATCTCTTGGGTTAGTTACTAAAAAACTCAAGAGAGATTGATTATTTGAATATTTACCTGTTGCGTGATATCCACTAATTGTTTCAGAAAAATTTAAAGATTGATTATTTAAGGATAGTTTATTGAATTCAAAAGTTTTACCTGATACATGAAAGTTAAATACTGGAACGGTTTGTCTGGCTAGACTTGTATAAGTGTTTGAGATATTATCGCCAACATAAGTGTAAACTTTAGCATCTGCGAAATCTCCTTCTTTAAGGCCAGACAAGCGAAAAGTATTGTTAGATAAATTGAAAGTATTAAAATTGGTGCCATTCTTGTATACATGTAGATAGTATCCATCAACATCTGGAGTAGTTGTCCAGTTAAAGTCAATGTATCCTGTTGTGCGTAACGCCATATTAAACAGTTATATTATGACCGTAATACTCTCTTTCTTCAACATAAATTCCACCCCTAGCGGAAGTACTGGCATCGATTTGTTCATATTTGTCTTCTAGGTATTCAATGGCGACAATTTGGTATTGAGTTTGAGAGGTTTCTTTTATATCTTTGATTCTATATTTTTTAGGTTTTATTTTATCTGCGGTATTTTCATTGATAATCCATGTAGAGCCTTTGACTATAGCGCTATCAATTGTAGAGCTGAATGTCACTTGAAATCCGTTCATTGCGGATATTGTATATTCTTGGTATTGAGATTCGCGCCTGTCAATAATCTGAGAAGAGTTAGCGGTCTCTGAATCGTCGTCAGAATCTATCGGTCTTTGTAGTAATAGTGAAGTTGTGGATGCATTTAAAGCTGCGGTTGGTATATCTAATTCAATTGTTGTGCTATTGATGACCCTTACAATTCTGCCGCCAGAATGTTTTGATATTTTATTGTTATCTAAAATTTCAACTACGTCATCAATGCGAAGGTAAGAGGCTTGTAGTCCAGTTGTAAATTCAATAATTTCTTTTTCAAGTTGAAATGAAAGCATCTTGTGCCAAGCTAGCCTGTGAGCTTCACCTCTTCGCGTAATTCCTAGTCCAGCAATTTTAGAATGAATATACCCATGCTCTTTCATTCCTTCAGAATCTTCTACATATTCAGATTTTTGCATATAGTTATCACGTTCATCTAGATAATCCACCGTAACTGCGGTTACCCTTTGGGTTTCTGGGGTGCTAGAGTAAGAAAAACCTGCCTCAGATACATTAGAGTTTGTAAAAAGCATAATAGAGCCATTGGTTGTCGAGATAGAGGAGTCTGTGGTGATGTAGATTTTCCCGCTGCTAAAGTTTATGGAAGAGTTGTAGATATATAACAATTCCTTGATATAGTCATAAGCCTGTTTTTCTGCATCAATATAAATATTGCACATATGCCTTCTTTCATTGGTGTTAACTCCGTCAATAATGGCTTCTACTCTTTCATCGCAAAATTTAGAAAAAGTATAAAAAGACCAAATGTCAATGTCATCCAGTGTTATACCGTATTTGCCCATGCCGTAACGCTCGTTGGTTAATAGGTCAAGTATGATCCAAGCTGGGTTACTGGTCCACTCAATGTTTGCATTGAATGTTCCATCCCAATCGCTAGAGTAAGTGCCAAATTCTGCGTTGTAATTAGAGGGAATGTTTATTAACCTACCTTTCACTAAATATTCTCTTTTGGGAATTTGGGGATGATCCCTAGAGTTTAAGCGGGTGCCTATAATGGCGGTATTTGGATAACCAAAAAATCCTTCAACATACTCTGTGACCGAAGCTAATGATGCGTTAATTTTATATCTAGCCTCTATGATTCCGCCTGTTACGGGGTCCGTTTCACGTGTCGTTCTGTAGACCTTAATGATTCTATTTTTGAAATTATTTCCAACACCCTTTGCGTTTGGAAGGTTTTCAATTAATATATCTTTAATGTATGGATTTGTAGCACAACCTTTAAATTCAATAACGTCGGTCTGTAAGTCTTCGCCTTCTACGCCGTATTCTATATTTAGTCGCATTTTTGCAGGCCAAATTTCTCCGCTGTTTTTAATAAGCTCGCCGACTTTAAAACAGAGCCAAGAAACATCACTACACTTTATTAAATTATTTGCTAGATAATTAACTGCAGTACCAACAACTAAACCTGCTAGACCTGCAAGCAAGCCGACCATTAACTCTTGTTTTGCTATCTCTCCAGTTTTCGCAACAGTCCAGCCCGATCCACCTTCCTCATTGAAAAGGGCGGGTATAGTTAATGGACCTGGTGGGCAGGGAACGCCTACTTGAGTTGGAATGGTCTTCGGCGAGTTTAATAGTATAGGGTCTTGGATTAATGCTGCAGCTATACCGTCAGCCAAAGCTTTACCTATCATAAACCCAATAGCGGCAGCTAATAACGGTATTAAGTTGACGTATAGAGTGCTTTCGTCTCCTTCATAAATATAGTGTAATTCTTCTATTTTAATAGAAAGACCTACTACAGAAACTTCGGGATTTTTAATTGTATGCGTATAATAGTAATCTTTCTCACCTTCATTTCGAGGCCCATAAAGCGGATAATCTACCTGCTTGGTGAAAGATGGCAATTTAAATTCATCGCTAATCATGTTCGGTTGCGTATTTGGGGATAACAGTGTATTATCTAGTAAATTACTGTCGCCGTTACCGTTTTTCGCGTGACCAATGCGCATATCAAAGTGAAATTTAGAAAAATTAAATCTATCATTCCTGTCTCTAATTGGAACATCGTTTAGGAATATCGATCTTGCCCAAGCATTTGCATCTTGAGTTGGATCATCTGCGCCAAAAAATGCAGGATTTTGTGGGGCAGAAAATTGCAAGCGAATATTTGTATCATCTGACGAGTACCCTTTTGCCGTGGGATCTATAATTGTAACGCTTGAAACTGATCCTCCTGCGACAACAACTTGAAAAACAGGAGGGATATAGGAATTAGCCTCAAATGGGTCTTCTATTATTTGATTGCGGACAAATCCTTTACCTATCTGTTCTACATAGAATTTTGAGACCGAGCCAGCATTTCCATTTAAATTTAAATGATCTGAGTCTACAGTAATAATTAAGTCTTGCTTGGGAAAGTGTGTGTCGGGATCTAAATTAAAAGTATCATCTATTGGCGAAGGAAGGTAGCCAAGAGCTGCAGCCGTCCCAGTATGATTGCCGTTCGCTTGATGGGAAAATATAAGATCATCTTCATCAAAAATGCTGCTAAACCCATAACCTCCGTCTATAATATCAAATTCTTTAATTGCGCCATATTTATTTGTAATCACTTTCGCTTTAAATGAAAAATAAATAGGAGCAATTGTTCCATTAGGCCAATTATTTTTTGTGCTACTAATGCCATAAACATAAAATTCATCGTTCGGTTTATAACCTTGATTTCCGCTCGAGCTAATATCAATTTTAGACACAGTAAAAGTTTCATGAAAAACAGGAAAAGTTAATTGTGTGCCATTGATATTATTATCATTTTTTCCTGTGTATCCTGCGCCCACGTTTGTTAATGTTGCTCTAACAGGACGGCCTGTGCAGATATAATCAAAATTGCCGAGATTAGTTGCGCTAGCTATGCTGTTGACTTTAAATTCGTTGACATCACTGATATCTATCGATTCAGCTCTAATTCTTAATACAGCATTTGTTTGTGGGTCGTTAACATGTGAGGGCGGTGAATCTAGTATTATATTTTTAGTAATATTTTTTGTATTATCATTATAGTCCGCAAGTAATCGCGATTCACTAAAAATTCCCGCACCGAACCCCCCTCCGATTGAGGGGTTGTTTAAACTGATATGATCACTCCAATTAAGCTCTGCTGCAAAGCTTGATCTTCTGACGCCGTTCATTGCTAGACTTCCATTGTTGACATCTAATTTTATAGGAATTGACTCATTGCTTGGATCGATTTTGCAATACAATCCAAAATCTTGATAATTAGAAGTAAAGCCCGATGTCAGAAACGGCAATTCTCCTTCAATTTCTTGAGGCATGATAGGAGTAAATCCTCCTGCGCTTGAATCATACACAGGCAAATCTGGAACTTTCAATAAATGTATAGCCATGACTGTTCCAGACGCTGAAACTTGAGCGACACAATCTATTGAAGTAGGCAGCCAGCTAAATCTACCAGAAGACTTGCGCAACACAAACACTGTAACGCGAGGATATAAAAACGGGCTATAAAAACCCTTTGGTGTGGCACTTCCATCTTCATCAATAGCGCCATCTTCTGTTATGATTACGCTGTCAAAATTATCATAGTTAGCTTCAGTGATATAGCTTGGAAGGGCTCGAGAGAAAACTCCAACCTTATTGGACGGGGTGGTGTTTGATCCTGAGCCAACCCCAAATTTTGGATATCGGCCACCGCCATGAGGAAGCCCTCCGTGATCAAAAGATGGAAGCGTAACAGGTGTCATGTTGATGCCTGCGCCTGCAATATTATTAAATCCATCAAAGACAGCATTTGCAAAGTTTGGATCTCTTAACAGTAAGCTAAGCCCAATAGTATTTGTTGTGCCATCAGCTAATTCAGTAAAAAAATTTGTTGTTCCATCTGTTTTGTATGATGTGTAAGCCCTATTGTTCACTACAGTTAAATTGCCCGCGCCCATAGGACAACCATTTCCGCGAACTACTGTTACGTCTGCTAAGGAAAGATATTGAGCTAAAGTAATTGTAATTGTCGCAGTATTGCGACTGCAGTTAAATCGTATACGTGGAGCTGATGCTATTTGGATAGTTACCGTTTGATTTAAATTATTCTGAATACCGTAATCTCCATCTACATAAATCCTAGCCATTTGACTCCAAGTAAAATTGGTAAGAGGCAGTGTAGCTGAATTTGCATCTTTATATTCATTGTCGTAAATTGTTTGGAAATCTGGATCAGCTATTAAGTCTTTATAGCGAGAGCCTAAGTCTAAAGCTTCAGCTTGACTTATTCTGTTGCGGTCTGTGGTTTTTTTAATCTCACATTTATATTGAAGAGCTTCTGAAACTGGACTGATGGTATGACTTATTTGGCTATTTCCGTAGCTTGATCCAATTTTAAAACTCTTATTTAATATTTCAGAATCTGTTTGCAAGGCATTTAAATTAAAAACTCCAGTAGTACCAGCGTTAGTAGTATTTTCGTCACTTAAGTAAGCATTACTTAAAGCTCCTGTAATATTGAGGATGTCATTGTTTGTGTTCGGATGTATCGAGCCATCGCCAGAATTCAATAAAAACAACCCATTACTTGAATAATATTTTGGCTCAGTAGCAGTTTCAACGTTATTGATATAATAAACCACATCTTCTTCACGAAAACTAATATCATTAATTTTCGCAGCTTTTAAACTAACTGGTTTGTCGGCACGAATAAAAAGGTCACCTACTGACTTTCCGTCGCCAGTTAATGTATATGTTCCATCAGTATAATTTTGACCAGATTTTTCTATTGTAACATTCAAATCATCGTCTTCGGATAATAAACTGTCAGTAACAAAATCATATTTTAAAGACCCAAAAAATGCGGCACCTTCTGGAATGGTAGGATCTACTTTTCCGTATGGGTAATTAATGTAACCATTATCTCTATCAAGACCAGTAATCGGATTGGCGAGACCTGCAATTGGACCTTCTGATAAAATTTCTAAAGATTTATACATGCCTAAGGACTCGAGTTTTTGATATTGCCCGCGTGATCCAATTGTTAGCTCTTTGCTTGCATTTTTCCAAGATAAAATTCTGTCATCGTCATCGGTTGGAACTGCTCCAGCCTTAGAAACTCTTTCAACCGTAATATCGTTTGGCCCAGAAGGTCTCATGTTTGAGTCTATGTCATCGGTTTGAGGGTATAAGAACGGCCTTGGGTTTGTTGATTGAGTGTGATCCCACCAGTCCGCAGCTGCTCGAGAATATTCTGGAGTATCTTCAGATGGCCCGAATTGTCTTAATTCGTTTGAACTTTTACCATCATTAGCGAATCCACCATTAAATGCTTCATTTTCGTGGTCTCGAGTTAGGGCTTTGGTTTGGTCTCCAATTTGTTCAAAAAAGGTTCTTTTACTAGGATCTAATTCATTGCCTAAATATGTATTAAAACTTTCTACGGTTCCCGCACGAAAATCAGTAACTTCAGTGGAGTCAATAAAAGAATAATCTGCACCGCCTATAAGCTTTGATAACCTTGTTCTTTTCGGCTTACCCGCATATAAAAGATTATTATTAAAATCCATATCATAGTTATGAATACTTGAATGTATAACTTGAGAACCGATTCTAATTTGACCATAAACTACAGGAACAGGAAGTCCTTGTTCTGTTCTGTTTTCATTTTGCGCATAAATACTTGAATTAGTTGTAATGATTTCATATTCTGGAGTACCATCATCTTGTGGTTTTGTTTCGTCACTTAGTTTTTGCATCGCGAAGCCGAGCGCGAAATTGCCGAGAAAGCCTATGCCTCCATTTAACATACCAGCTGAGCCACCTTCAACAATTGGAACAATATTATACTCTTTTTCAGTTAAAGGTAAGTCCATGCAAAAATTTTCAAGTCTATCGCCTGATTTACCTATAAAAACATAAGAAACGCCCTTAATGGACTTGTTAACGAAAAACGATTTGAAAGAAGGATAATTGCAAGCTATTCCATCGATTGCATCACGCATAGTTTTAACGTTCAGCTCTATGCTTTCACAGAACTGATTCGCCATTTCACCATGCAATACAAACTTCTTCATAAATCCTTATACCTATATAACTTATACACTTTATTAGCGCTTTGATCATTAAATAATTCATCCACAGGAATTCCTCCTGTTGGGTGGTGTGAGAGTTTACCGTTTTTATTGATAACACCCACATGAAAAAGGTTGGTTAATGAAGGTTCTAAAATAACTAAATCTCCATATTTTTTGTCTTTAAAATTCACTTCAATAAAATTATTTTCTATTTCATTTATTAATTTAATATTCGATAATTTTGATTGCCTGCTCCAGTTATTTATTTTATCTGATAAGCGTATGTTAAATTCAATTTCATAAAAGTCTTTCGCAAAGGTTATGCAGTCCTGAAAAAAAGGTATAAATATCCTGCCATATAACTGTTTTGGCTTATAACTACTGGGATAATATAGATAGCTCTCTTTACTCTTGCATGAAAGAATGTAAGATGGAAGACCTAATGATTCAGCAATCTCAATGTCTAATTCACTCGGTGTGGGTGAACTTATAATATGGGTATGAAATAATGCAAAAACTTTAGAATCTAAATAATATTTATAAAATTCAGAATTATTAAAAGAAAAATGATTTGGGTCTTTTGTATCTAAATTTTCACTAGATATAAAATCATAGTCATAGTTATTATTTTTAAATACGAAGAAGCCTGCGCGCTCTCTTTTGCAGTTGCCTAAACCATGCTTTATGCATGCCGTAATGGGTCTATTGTTGCCAAGTCCCAGGAAATCCTCCGAAAGGTAGTCCATTTGTATTTTCAGTTGCTCCAAATCGTGCGCGACACCCACTTATGTTTTTAGGGCAAGCATCCAGAATCCAAGAGGTTTTATCATTTTTAGGCTCTTTGCCGTTAGTGCCATCTTGAACGCAAACGAACACCCTATCTGGGTGTATAGAGCCTGCCTCAGCTGGAACAATAACATATTCTCCCGAGTTGTAGGTGTCGTTGATATTAAATTCTGTAATTGGCGTACCAGTCGCAGTAAAGTCTAGCAAGTTTCCTTTTCCATCTGTTACAGGTATATCTGAATATCCGCAACCTATACTATGCCTATATTGCCATTGGCATGTATTATATACAACTTTTCTATTAGGTATAAAGGCGGATTCTTTTTCTAGCGGTGAGGTTAATTCAAATTGTATTACATTTTGATTTTCGACTACTTTTTTATTGATAACATATTTTTCAACAGGAAAAGACACTTCAGTTGGGCTACCAAAAGGATTTGTGTTATTTGGGAAATTGTCTCCATGCAAAAACTTAACAAAAGTCCGCGTTCTTTTAAAAGTGTATCCAATAAAATCCTTAAAGAATCTAGTTTTTAAGCTAAAAAATGAGTCTGTATTGTCGGCGGTTAATGTTGGTCTAGGTAAGGATGCATCTGAGCTGTTAAAGCCTTCTGCTTTGATCGGTATATAGTAATAGTTGTTGCCTTGGAAAACAATTTCATTGGTATATCCGTTTTCTCCAGCGTGAAAATAGTAACTTGAGCCATAGCCTTTCAACACCAATTCATATAGTATAACCATAGTCGACGGCTCAAGGTCGAAGATTTCTTTATGTATACTTTGGTCCATATATTATATTAAATTAATAATCAATACATTCAATGAAGCTTGCAGATATAGTATGATTATCTTTGTAATTAAATGTGTGTTGCCACTCAGGGCAATAATAAAAAGATAAAGACTTCCTATGGGGGGAATGAAAAGTTGTATCAGATGTACCACCGACATAATCGCGCAATAAATGGAACCCAAACTTCTTGTATCCAAGATGAGCTTCCAAGAATAATAATATTCTTTTTGCTTCCAAATCAGAGCGACCATTAAATGATAATCTTAAATTCATTAAATTAGGATTAAATCCATATTTACTAAATTTTTTATAAATATCATCTATTGTACTTTGTCTGTATTTTGGTGAATTTGAAATAGATACTGATTCACTTGGCCTGAAATCAAACATTCTAACTGATAAAGTGCCGTCTTCATGTATCGGTGCATATGGATAATAAAAACAATCATTGGGATTATGAATATAAATAGAATTCCTTAATGAAGTTTGGTTGCAAGATATAGTGCCATCAGGAAATCCAAAGGGCGCCGAAATGTCTAAAGCTTGGGCAGCATCTTCAGCCACATTAAAGTCGCTATTAACTGTCGCATTTCTATAATCTCCAGAGTGATAAACTACAGAGTTAGCTGGAAGGTTTAAGCTATTGCCGCGAACAGTGGAAACTCCAGCATCTACTACTGCGATTGTTCCATCTATAACTGGATTATGGTCTGGCCCCGACTCAACGCTTGATAGAATGCTTGGAGCTACCGCAGTAAATGTAGCTTTAACATTATTTACATTATAGTAAGATC